CCGGTATCAACCAGTTCATCATCGCTGCCACCGGCATGGCTCCGGACGGATCACCGCTCATCATTCCGGGTGCTGGAGGAGTGGACGCTGAAGGCAATGAGATTCCTCCGACCGTGCCTGAGGTCGATCCCATGCTGGCGCAGGAGATCATGATGATCGCCTCGGCCCAGTACCCAGCAGCGCGTAATGATTTTGAGGAGTAGGGCCTCCAGAAATCTTTTTGGCCACTACGGTGGCAGCTACCCACGTACAACTAACCATTGAGGTACATCCAGTGAGCATGACAGCAGACAACGGCACCGCTGATACCGGTGACGGCTTCATCGTCGGCACCGACCCGAAGCAGCCACCGATCGATCCGGCCACCCTCACCGATCAGGCCCTTTCCGAGGTCGAGCAGTCTCGTACGGTCCGCATCGTGGACGAGAACACGGGTGCGCCGCTCTACACCGAGGACGACGTCGCCCGGATCCGCCAAGAAGAGAAGGCCAAGCTCTACAACCGCATCGAGGCGCAGGGCAGCCAGATCTCGGAGTTCCAGACGCAGATGCAGGCGCTGCAGGAAGAGCGAGATGCCCGTGCCACGGCCGAGCAAGAGGCCCGCGATGAGGCCGAGCGGCTCCGCAAGGCCGAGGAAGAGGCCAACCTGAACGCCAAGGAGCTGATCGAACGCCGCGATCAGGAGTGGAGCCAGCGGTTCGAAGAGATGGAGGGCCGCATGGAGACGGAGCGGGCCGTCTACGAGCAGGAGCGCCGGTACGCCGAGCTGATGGAGTACAAGCACAACGTGCTGGCTCAGAACGAAGGCAGGATTGTGCCGCAGTTGCTCGATCTGGTCACCGGATCGACGCCGGAGGAGATCGATCAGTCCGTGCAGGACTTGATCGCCAAATCCGATGCTATCTTTGAGGAGTACCGAGAAGCCGCCCAAGGGCAGCGATCGGCCATGAGAGGTACGGCTGCGACCGCACCACCCGTGGGACCAATGGAGAACGAATCGTCGTACCAACCGATGTCCGTTGCTGACATCAGCAACATTCCGATGAGCGAATGGCCCAAGTACCGGCAACAGCTACTCAGCCAGAGCGGGCAGAACCGCTTCGGCGGCTAATCGCAGACGATCACCACATCCCATCAAGTCCCACGAAGCCCACGGAGGCTTAGCTCATGGCATTCCAACTGCCGGATACGTCGGGTATCACCGGCACCGGCCGAATCGCAGTCGGTACAGCTGTCGGGTCGGCGTACAACACGCTCGGCACCGTGTCAGCTCCGGCTGGTAACAACGTCGCTGGCTACGGCTCCTCGCCCACCGCCGGTTCGACGCTCCTGTCGCCCGCCATCCAGACGATCTGGTCGAAGGAGATCCTCTTTCAGGCCATGCCGGTCTTGAGGTTCGAGCAATTTGCGGTCAAAAAGACCGAGCTGGGTGTGATGCCGGGCCTCCAAGTCAACTTCATGCGCTACAACAACCTGCCTATCCCAGCAGGTCCACTGGTCGAAGGTGTCCGGATGCGGACGTACGGCATCTCGGCTCAGCAGTACCGGATCACGGTCGCTGAGCAGGGCTTCGCCGTCGCGATCTCGGAACTCCTCCTGAACGCTTCGTTCGATGACGTGATGGCCTCGGCCTCGCGGCTCCTCGGGCGCAACATGGCGCAGTACATGGACGTCGAGGCTCGCCAGTCGCTCCAGTCAGCGTCCTCGCCGGTCTACGGTCGCCGGGTTCCGGCCTCCATCACCACCGGCTACGGCATCTACAACTCCGGTCAGGCCGCCACCGACCTGAGTACCACCGATGCTGGTGCGGTCCACGGACTCGCTGCGCCCACCGCCCTGAGCGGCGTCGATCCGTTCCTGCTCACGCCCGCCGTGGTGAAGGACGCCGTGCTGGAGCTGTCGTCCAAGAACATCCCGCGGCTCGGCGAGACGTACGTCTGCTTCATCCACCCGGCCCAGTCGCGCCAGATCCGTGACACGCCCGAGTTCATCGAGGTCACGAAGTACGCCGCTCCCGGCAACTTCATGCTTGGCGAGATCGGTCGGCTCTACGACGTGGTCTTCATCGAGACGACCCAGATCGACGCCGTTCCGACGGTCGATCCGTTGGTCTTGGAGACCTACGCCGACCAGTCACCGCTCGACTGGCGTACGCAGGACGAGCTGGCCGACGATGGCACGGGTGCTGCCACTCCGGCTCCGCCCGTCGGCAACGCCGCCTACCCGATCAGCGGCAACGCTGACGTCCTGACCGGCACCGAGGCCGGTGCGGCCGATGGTGTCCGGCCCACTCCGGGCTGGGACCAGCGCTGGCCGACGAGCTACAACGGCCCGGTCGATGCCACGGTCGGCACGTTCGAGGCGCTCATGCTCGGTGACAACGCCTTCGGGCACGCCATCTCGCTACCGGTGGAGCTGCGTGACGGCGGTGTTCTCGACTTCGGTCGTGAGCACGCCCTCGCTTGGTACGCCATCTGGGGCTTCGGGCTGATCACCGACTCGGCCGTCGTCAAGATCCGTACCAACGGCTGATTCGCCTGCCCGGCGTCGCGCTTGGACCGGAGGGCGGCTCGGCCCTTCGGTCCACGTGCAAATTTCGTAGAACCAACCGTGTGAGGAAATTTCCATGACTGTTGCCAAGCAGAAACCCGTCAACCCGATGGAAGAGGTTCCTGAGGGCGAGGTGCCCGTCTCCACGCTGGAGTCGCTCGGCATCAAGGAGCAAGAGGTTGTGGTCGGTGCGCCCGAGACAGTCGGACCTCCGGCCCGGCAAGGCATTCCGACCTTCAGGATCCGAGTCAACCGCGACATCGACAACATGAGCCACGTCGGTGGCTTCGGTGCTGAGCACTACACGTTCGAACAAGGCCACGTGTACGACAACGTGCCCTACTACGTCGTGGAGGAGCTGGAGCGCATCGGCGCCGTCTGGCACTAGAGGAGAGCTATGACCGTCACCGTTGTCCACCATGCGTCGATGACCGCAGCCCGTTCCACCAGCGCAACGGTCGGAACGCCCGGTTCGTTCAACGCTGGGTCGGCCATTCCACCGAACCTGACCGCCCTGCAGCAGGCGCCCACCATCAATGGTGGTGCGACGTGGATCGGTGTCGTTGGTCGCTACATCAGGCTCGGCAATGGGACCACGGCGCACTGGAATGGCACTTCATGGGCGGCGGGCGCGACGACTTCCTGATCCAGCCAGCCAGCCCCGCCCACTAGCGGAAGTACCATCCTCGTATGCCTCTCGATGACACGTGGTGGAGCCTCACCGGTCCGTTCAAGGACAATTCTGAGGGCGACATCACCGCCGAGACGATGCGGGAATTCGCCAAGGCGATCGCTGACCACGCCGTCACCGGTAGTTGGTTCAACATCGCCTTCACCACGCCCACCGTCGTGTCGTCACAGTGGACCACCGTTGACGTCACCAAGGTCCTGTGGCTGACCAAGACCGCACCGTTCGTTCACAGCGATGAGTGGACGGTCGAGCAGGACGTGAACCTGATCGACACCTTCATCTACGGGTTGCCCGGCGACCTGACGTTGCAGGTCACCTTCAACCCGGTCGTGATCGGGATCACGGGCGCTGTTCCGGGTGGCACCATGACGCCAGTGGCGGGCGTGACCGATGCCAAGACCGATCTCCTGACCACGGCCAACACCTACACGGTCGGGCCGACGGTGAACATCACCTCGGCTACCCAGAACCTCGACATCAGTGGGTTCGCCTCAGTTCTCCGGGCTGACACCGAGCGGGCCATTCGGTTCGGGCTGAAGTTCGTGCCCGCAGCCACCAAGGCCATCGGCACGTCGTCCTTCAACGTCAATCCGACCACTGCAGGTGTGTCCGTCGTGGCTCGTCCGCTGGCTCCGTCGGTCTAAGGAGCGAGATGGCCCACCGCGCAGGCTTCGTTGTCCCGAACGCAACCGATCCGGGCATTGCGGGCAACCGTCAGGCTGAGCCGGACGCCGAGGACTTCAGCGTTCTCGGCAATGACAACTACGGCGTCCTGACCGGGTTCAACTTCACGCTCGTGGCGGGCACCTTCACCGTCTCCACGTCCTCGGGTACCAACGCCTGCGTGATCAATGGCCAGATCTTCAAGTTCCCGATGGCAGCTGAGACTCCTTCTGTCACCGTCGGTGCTGGTGGATCGAACGACCGGTTCGATCTGATGGTGTTCGACCCGCTGGGCACAGGTAACCCAATTAGTAAGGTGGTCGGCGCAGAAAATTTCCGGGCCAAGTTCCCAGACCTACCGCCGAACATGCTGCTGATCGCCGCCGTGTACGTGCCGATGAACGCAGCGCAGTCCGCTATTGGCGCTGCGAACGTGATCGACAAGCGCCGTTGGCTCCTCAACGGTGCTCGTGGTGCGGTTGTCGACGCCGAGACGTTCTTGGAGAACCGGGCCAACGGCACCGACCAGACCTTCAAGGTCTCGGGCAGTGGCCTCACCTCGATCGGAAAGCTCGGCGGTCCTCGGGCCAGCCTCAAGCCCTACGAAGTCACCTCTGGAGCAGATGCCGGGCCGAAGTTCGACATCATCGGTGAGCCGGATGAGGACGGCATCAACACCGAGATCCTGCTCCGGACGACCAAGGTGACGGTGACCAACAACCTCGACGTCAAGGGTTCGGTGGCGGTGACCGGCCTCGTGACCGGCTCCAACCTGTTCGCTGGGCCAGTAGTGGGCACGCCGGGTGCGGTACCGAACGTCGGACACACCGGCTCCATGTATCAGGACACGCTGGGCGGTCGGGCCTTCATCAAGGCAGCCGATGGCCACTGGGCCGAGGTCATGAAGGATGAGTATCCGCCGGGCACGCTCATCGCCTCACTGTTGGACAGCAACTTCGCTGATCTGTGGCTCGGAACCTCGTGGGTCATCTGCCAAGGCCAGACCATCACCAACGGACAGACGATGTACCCGAACCTCGCTCGCGCCTTTCCGAGCTGGCAGCGATCCGGTGGTGCGCTACGGATGCCTGATCTCAAGAACAGCTTCCTCGGGTCCTCCTCTGCGGCGATTCTGGGCGCCGAGGCCATCGGCGGCGGCAACATGACCACCCTCACTCCGGCCAACCTGCCCGCCCACAAGCACTTCGGCACCGTTGGCAGCAACGCTCCATCTCAGACGGTTGGCGCTGGCCAGCACAGCCACTCCGCTAGCTCCGTCACGGGTCC